GCCTTCCATGATACGGCTCAGCTTTACGGTGTCTTCCTGGACACGTTGACTAGCGCCCTCCATAACTCCCGCTTTGTGAAAGTTCTCGTGGTAGTAGGATACCATAGCGGTTCTCCACCTAAAGAGCCAATGCTGTGTGAAGAAGCTAACAGACAAGGCCACTGCAATATAGATAGCAGCAATCTTACCAAAGGTCATCAACCCGCCAAAGTACTGAGCGAGAGTAACATCCCCCTCACCAGCTAACGCTTGTTGAATAAGGTTATAAAACTCCCCGAACCACTCATTTATTTGTACGTCTAGCTGTACTTGATACCAGAGGGTCGCGAAGATAAAGACTGCACCCCCATAAGCCCATAAGGCCCACTGCTTTTGTTTGAAGAATAGAAACATTAGTTGTTCTCCTTTAAGTAACTGATAGCTAATTGTAGTAGGCCCTCATCATCTCTAAACCTACCTAAGCCATTGTTGCAATTGTTGCACAGAAGCCCCCTCACTTTACCAGAGGTGTGGCAGTGGTCTACAGCCAAAGCGAGCCCAGTACCGTCAACGTCACCACAAATACCACATAACCCCTTGAACTTATCCTGTAGGGCCTTATAGCCCCCTTGAGAGACTCCATATAGGTATGACCTACGGTAAGCTAGGCGCTTGCCTCTGTGCTTCTTGTAGTCTAATGCCTTGACTAGGCTCACACATTGTTTGCAAGAACCACAGTGGCCACTCTTAGCCCTCTTATCAACGTGGTACTCAGTTGACAACTTAGTCTTAGCACACTTACTGCAGGTCAATTCCATAAGTTATCTCCCCACTGTTGCATAACGGTACTCGTAGACTGCTTTAGCCCAAGGCACCTCTGTTGCTCGCATACGTTCAATCTGATACCCATCGTCGATGACTATAAACTTATTAGTTGTTGTTTGAACTAACAGGTCATGACCGAATGAGACGGGTACTCCTACACTCACGAGGTAGCTTGCCATATCGACGTAGGCTCTACCGAACATCTGAGTGATCTCAAGGATGGTTACATTAGTGGGGACAAGAGTTAGGTAAGGTGCGTGGTACCACAACTCCCCGTCTACTATAACCCTGTCGGAACCTAACGCCGCGAAGGCACAGGATGACACGCAGGTTCTTCCAACAGGGATGATGACAACTGACCCTTCTTTCTTTATCATATTACCAAGACGAAGACCTGCGTAGTACTCCCCTCCGTTACCTGATAGAGTAACAGATAGAACATCATTGTTTCGCATGTACCGGTACACCTCCGTAACTTGGTAGTTTGTAGTGCTACCAGATACGGCTAGGCTCTTAGTTGTCTCGTCGTATACCACAAGAGCTGCTGCTGGTGATATTGCAGATAGGGTTAGTCCTACTGCTAATGCTAGTGTCTTAATCATTTGTGAATCTCCTTCAGTGTTTCGTTAGCCCACTGTAGGTACTGTTCAGCTTTCGCCATGTCCTCGGTGGGGTTGCCTTTATAGAAGGCACGGTGGTTGTACTTCATTACGTTACCACGACAGTAAGCAATGAAGCCTTCTTTACCAAGTACTTGCTTGATGTAGTCGATACACTCGATACCAGCTTGGTTATAGTGGTAGGGTTTATCGATGTTATTGTACTGGTCTGGGATACTGCACTCACTGCAGATACCGTCATTGTCCAGTAGGTAGTCACACTCGTCACAGTAATGCATTATATCTTCTCCGCGTAAAAGGCTCGTACCCACATGGCACAGATGTCTGATCGAACGATGTCGTCTAAGTTGAACTCAATGACAGGAACTGGTATCTTGTGTTTCTTAGCTACGTTGGTGATAGTAATCAAACCTGAGTCACCTTTTAGGTCTGTCTGCTGTACGTCCCCGTTGAGAACGATTGTAGTGTCCTCTCCTACCCGTGTGAGTAGCATCTTAAGCTCTGCTGTTGTTACGTTCTGAGCTTCGTCACAGATGATGAAGGCATCGTCAAAGGAACGTCCCCGCATCAAAGCTAAAGGTGCAATCTCAATGTTACCTGACTTTAGTGCAATCTCTACAGTAGCTTTACCTAGGTGCTTAATCAGGATATCGAGGACAGGTAAGGCCCAAGGTGCTACCTTGTCGAGGAGTTCCCCTGGGAGGATACCGATGTCCTTGCCAACAGAAACCATAGGACGTGTAATAACAATCTTCTCAATCTGCTTAGTCAGGTACATGTCAGAAGCTAGTGTAGCTGTGACGTAGGTCTTACCGGTACCAGCTGGGCCGAATACAATGACTTGGGATGACTCAGTGATAGCCTTGATCAGCTTACCTTGGTTTTCAGTCTTAGGGACGATACCAGAGGTTGCCTTCTTAGAAGCGCCCTTGTAGGTAGGCTCTGCTGCCTTACGTGATCTTGCTTTGGGCTTTGCTTTCTGTTGCATACTGTGGCTCCTATTAAATGTAATAAAGGGAAGCGCCTCTCGGTGCCTCCCTTAAGTGTATCATACTTTTAACTAGCTTGTCAAGCTTGTTGGTGTCAGACGGTAGTAATGTACCTCGTTATTGTACTCTTGGACATTCCGAACTCGCGACCCAAGGCTCTTGACCCGAAGGTACGGCTGCCTTTTATGTATACAGAACGAATGTAACGCACTTGGTCCTCTGGTAAGATGAAGCGGCCTTTCCTACTTGTGAGAAGTCCGGTTTGAGACGCGTGGACCATATTCTCTGAACGAGTTACCCACTCCAAGTTACTAACAGAGTTGTTTCTCTTATCACCGTCTATGTGGTTGACCTCTGGTTTGAGGTCTGGGTTTGGGAGGAAGGTCAGTGCAACAAGTCTATGCAACTTGAAGCACATGTGCTTACCCTTCCGGCCCCCTACCTTAGTTGCGCAGGTAACATACCCCTGTCTATTGGTATGTAACTTCAGTTCTTTGTTTGTTCTCTTACTGAACAAGTCCCCTTCAGAGGATACTGAAAACAAGTCTTCGTAGTCCTTTACATCTCGGTATTCCATACTAAACTCCTTTCGTTTGTATTGTTGTCAGACGGTGGAATCGAGCCACCCAGTAACGGTGCTACTGACGCCTAGTGTAGCTGTGTTACTGGCAAACCTGCTCTGACATCCGGTCACTCACAAGTACGTAGACCTGTGTTGACGTCGTAGTAACATGCAGCACCGAAGTCACCCTCGTCTACGAAGTCACTGTTGTCCTTGTCTTCTGCCTCAGGTGCTACGTCCTCAGAGGCGGACGCATTCAAGATACCGTACCGCTTACCTGAAGCACGGAAGGTTGTGCAACCTGATGCACCCCCGTCGTACGCTGCCATGTATACGTCCTTGAACTCAGCCCAAGTAACGTCATCTCCAACGTTACAAGTCTTAGAGCAAGCACTGTCTACATACCGAGACGCTAGGTTCAAGACCTTAACGTGTGCCATCACTGGTAGATCATCAGCTTTACACCCTTTGACACCAAAGACACGATATCCATAGTCATCAACACGCTCTACCCGTGGACCGTCGAAGGTCTGGATAGTCCGGTCGAAGCCGTAGGAGAACACTGGCTCAATGCCAGAGGACACGTTGTCAGCTGATAGGCTGATGGTCCCTGTTGGTGCTACACTAAGCAAGTGGCTGTTACGGATACCATAGCGAGAGATAGAATCGCGGATGTGCGTTGGCAGTGTCTTAGCGAAGTCGCTATCAAGGAACTCCTCACGGTACAGTGGGAAAGGACCCTTCTCCATAGACAGTGACACAGAGGTTAGGTAGCAGGTGTCACGGATAGTCTTCATAATCTCCTCAAGGACGTTGAGGAACATAGGTGAACCGTACTCATGACCCAGCGCTTCGATAGCATTAGCTACGCCTGTGACACCAAGACCCATACGACGCTTAGACTTAGCTTCCAGCTCCTGTGCTTCGAGGGGATAGATGGCGCGGTCAACTACGTTATCCATTGCTCGTACTACAGCTGGGATATCGTGCTTGAGCTTCGCGTAGTCGAACGAGTAGGTGCCGTCACGTCCGTAGATGTACTTGACCAGATTGAAGCTACCCAAGAGACATGCACCGTTAGGTGGCAGAGGCTGCTCACCGCATGGGTTTGTAGCTGCAATAGTCTCGCAGTAGTGGAGGTTGTTCTTCTTGTTGATACGGTCGATGAACAAGATGCCTGGCTCAGCCCAATCCCATGTACTACGAAGGATGTCATCCCAGAGGGCACGAGCATTGATGGTGTCGTACACGCGACCTTCAAAGGTTAGGTCAAAGGTTGTGTCATCTTTAACAGCAGTCATGAATGCATCAGTAACACCAACAGACAGGTTGAACTGGGTCAGTGTTGTTGAGTTGTTCTTGATACGAATGAACTCAGCGATGTCTGGGTGATCTACCCGCAGCACACCCATCTGAGCGCCCCTACGGTGGCCAGCAGAGCTGATAGTCTTGCATACTGCGTCAAAGATACCCATGAAGCTCAGAGGGCCGCTAGAGCGGCTGTCTAGGCCTTTGATGAGGGCACCTGATGGACGTAGTGTAGAGAAGTCGTAACCGATACCACCTCCAAGCTGCATAGTCTTAGCAGCCTGTTGAGCAGCGAGCATGATGCCTTCCATGCTGTCTGGGATCGTCATGGACACAAAGCAGTTGTACGGTGTGACTCGACGTGGTGCGCCCATAGCGGACTGTACTCGCCCAGCTGGCATGAAGCGCATGTCGTATAGGATGTCACGGAACTCTTCGAAGTGAGAGTCATCGTCTTGGAGAGAACCAGCTACTCGTGTCATAGCTGCCTTGAAGCTCTCACCCTTAGAGCGGTACTTCATCTGGTGGATTTCTTCACTGATACCAATGGTTGGTCCGTAGTTATCTTCTGGTAGTGAGTTCTTAATCATGTAGTTAGTTCCTTATCAAATATCATCATCATCAGCATGTAGGTGTTGTTCTCAGGGTTAACGATTGTCACCACTCCCACCTAGTGTGCCGCGTTCTTCTCGGCTGTTTAACTTCTCAACATTCGTTTCTAATACATCATCCAAAGTACTACCGTAGTAGTTAGCTAGTGCTGTGACGTAGAACACAACATCACCTAGCTCCTTAATGATTTCAGCATTTGAAAACCGTGTATCGTCTCGTATTAGCTTCTTGATCTTCTCAGCAACCTCCCCGGCCTCTCCTACGAGACCGAGGGTGTTCTCTACTAGGCGATCCTGACCTTCTGTCATGATCTTACCTTCTACCCATACACTGTATCTATGCGTATTCAATCGATCTGCTCCACTTCCAATGCTTTAATAGTTACTTCGTCTAGGTCGTACATCGCTGTCCGTAGAAACTCTGTTACAGCTTCGTTGCGGTCAAGGATACTTGCGTCCCAGTAGAAGGCAGTATCGTCTACCTTAATACGAATACTTACTTCAAACTCCATAGTAATCTCCTTTAGCCAAGAGTACAGTTATACCATACTGGCTTTGCGTTGTCAAGAAAGAAGAGGTGACTACTTGTCACCCCTAAGCCTAGCTTCTGTATCGTCATCCGTACTCCCTTCGGAGTGTCTGTAAGCTAACAAACGATGGCTCGTATACCCCGTCTGAAATAGCTCTTTTGATGATAACGCCTTTCCACCAGTCAGAGTTCGCTTGCCCAGCCCAACTCTCTGCAGCACCTTTGTAGCAACCAGCGACCAACCCGATAGCGCCCTTAGTACCTGCACCATCTTTAAAGTACATATCACGCTTATGGGAATGACCAACAGTGCAAGACCTGTAGCGATTTTGGATAAGCCCATAAGCGTGGTGAGTGCCAGAGATAGCGCGACCAAAGTTACCAGCGCCCACAAAATGAGCGTAGTCCACACCGTCATAATTATGGATTTTGGGGGCCCCGTGCTCGTACTCGTGGTATTCGTCGAACCACTTGTTCGTTTGAAGATGTTTGAAACTGATGCCATACTTAGTGCCCTCTAGTCTTGGATCAAAACTAAGTGCTGTCTTGATGCGATGTTCATGGTTACCTTCGAAGCCGTACCAAGTCGGACGCTTACGCTTGTTGGCCTTGAAGTAGTGACGTAGACGCTCCTGAGAGTCGTTGTAGTGGTTGATATCCTTCTCGTAGGACTGGCTTACGATAGCCTCCGGCTTACGTGTGTCGTAGCTGTTAAGGGATCGCATGTCAGCGCCATCCCCTAGGTCTACAACGTAGTCAGGTTTCAAGTCATACAAGAACTTACCTAACCATGTAAACCTGTCATTGCTTGTCTGTGGGTCCGAGTGTCCACAACTAAAGACTACTGCAACTCCGCCCTGCTTTGATTTACTCATTGTCATTTCTTAGTACCTTCCTTGATCCATTCCTCGGGGACAATCCAGTCCGCATAGAGGATGTTATTCTTATCACACCAGTCGCCGTAGGAACCTTTAGCACCTTTGTAGAGCTTAGCCCGTGAGTTACTGAACACGAACCTAATGTCTAAGTCAGGGTACTGCTTCTTTACTTCTTTATGTTTACGTCGATCTGCTGAAACGAACCGACCTTTGGTCTCGATGATGATACCGTTCTCAAGTACGAAGTCAGGTGTGTAGGTTCTTACCTTACTGTCTAACCACTTGATCTTCTCCTCCTCGTAAGTGAAGGTGATACCTCTTTCAGCGAGGTTGGTAGCCATTGTCTGCTCAAGACCTGATCGATAACCTGCTGCTATTGCTCGACGACGTGTTGCACTCTTTCGTACACTCATGTCCAATCATCCGACTCGTCCACCCTAAGTTCTTTCTTAACCTTAGTGAGGTAGACAGGGCCGTGACTGTACGTGAAGAGCTTAAGGCCAGGCCAACAGACACGCTTGAACTCGCAGTAGCTGCACTCCATACCTAGCTTCATATTAGGTGATGTCTTGCTCTGCGGTACGTCCTCGAAGGCTCGTGCTGGTGGTACCTTCTGTTTGACCATAGCTTTGATGTGCTTGATCTCGTCTTCCTTAGTCTTGAGCTCCTCAGTGAAGTCGTACATGTCTAAGCAGATATGCCCGTTCACCTTATCAATAACTAAGAATGCACCGTGTGTCTTATTTGTCACAAGTGGGTCATCTTTAGCTGCGTAGACGTAGGAGGATAGTTGAGAGATGTAACCGAAGGGGTCTTGCTCTCGTAGGTTACCTTCTTGGAACTTCTTGAAGGAATAAGGAGAGGCTGACTTAACGTCAACTGTCATACCGTTGATGACACAATCTCGGCTACCTTTGATACCGTGTGCTTCCATACGGTCTTGTTGTCCAACAACTTCGTGTCCTGCTTGCTGTGCAATACATAGGGCAAGCTCTTCGATCATGTCACCATAGAAGAACTTGAGCAGGGCGTTGGCTCGTAGTGGTTGGGCTAGGTCAGTCTGGTTGATCTTGTACCAGAGCTTACGGTCACATGGTGTGCCTAACCCTGACATAGATAAGTAACCGCGAGGTTCCTGTGGCTTACTGAAACGTGCCCCAGCCATGTCGCTGATAGTGTTAGCCATAACGGAGGCTAGTGTGCCGTCCCAGCCGTTAAGGCCTAGGATCACGTTCTCCATGTCCTCGACTAGAGTATCATTCGTCTTTGTCATTCTTGATCTCCTCGTAGTAGTGAAAGTAAAGGGGAGCTCATTGGCCCCCCTCCCTTAGTTCTTAGAATGGAATGTCACCTGGACTTTGCTTAACAGGGGCAGGTGGAGCAGCAGCTGTTACCGGTTTGGGTGGGGCTGTCTGGGACGTATAGTCCTTCGGTTTGATACCAGCGGACTGACCTCCTGAACCTTCGAAGGCTACGTGGTCGATGACCTGTACCCCATTCAGTCGGCAACCCTTGCCCATCTTAGTGTCGTAGACATCGACGAAGACTACACCGACAGAGCCGTTACCAATCAACTCACCGTTAGGCCACTCAGAGCCGTCTGGTCCGAAGACTTTAGGTGGACCTGCTGCCCAGTCTCGTCCGTACTGATCTGCCCAAGGGCGCTTGAACTTGACTCGGTGCCCTCCGTCAGACGTCTTTGGTTGCTTTCGGATGCCAGCTTCCTTCATAGCTGCGAGGGTAGCTTCATCCATAATCAGATCGACTGTAGTAGCTCCGTCTGTCTCGGCATCGTACTCGCCGTTGTCGCGGTTAGATTCAAAGAGCTTAGCCCACTCGAGTGTGCCTGTTAGTTCGATTGTCTTAGTAGCCATTATATATCTCCATAGCTAGTTGATGTTGTAATGTAATTGTAGCAGGTGCAAGCACCCAAGTCAAGTCATAAATGACTGTGACAAGGTTTACGCATGTGATTCAAGATTAACTGCATTTCCTCGACAGTTGCATCATACTTAATTCTATTAGCCCTCGACGAGATGTACTGAACGTTACCCCTTGTGTACCCTTTAAGAGGGTCTATCCTGTCAAGAGCTGGTGACATAGAGTCCCTTTTGTCATGTAGTACAAACTGTTTGTTGAAGATTGGACAGGTGTCTGAGTAGATACTCTCAAGGTACTCTCCATCTAAGTCAAAGGCTACCGAGTTGGAAGCACAATAACTCTTCTTCAGTATCGCCGTCTGGTGGAACCAGTTATCCTTATAACGATTAGCCGCTAGTTCTTTGCGACAGGGTTTGCACCGATTCTCGTAGCCGTAGCTTCCCTGTTTGTTCTTGTGGAAGTTACTGAAGTCTTTCTCAACGCGGCATACACTGCAAGTCTTAGTCATGGTAGTTGTCCTTTCAAGTTCATCAGTGCGTTTCGCACCAGTTTTGACCTACGATGAACTGACCAGGGGTTGGTATCTTAAACCCTAGTTCCTCACCGGTGGACAACATGGTGTCAGCTACGATCTGTCCTAACCTTTCAGCCTCTGCCTTGGTGCCTTTAACCTCTACCTGTACCTCGTCGTGAATGAAGCCCACGAGCTTGAAGTCGATGAGCTCTGCGCGGGCCTTAGTGTGGAAGTTAATCAGTGTGTGTTTCATCAACACTGACTCACCTGATTGTAAGATACCAGCAAGTGTCTTGTGTTCACTAGGTACCTTAACCTTGCGTCCGTCATAACCTACGAAGTAACCTTTGTCTGCGATGTAAGGGACTAGCCTACGTTTCATAGCTGATAGTCCATCAATGTTCTGCTCAAAGCGCTTACGGGCAGCACCGGCTTCCCTGTCGTTTACGTTAAGGATACTCGCTGTCTTAGAAACACCTGCACCGAGTAGCCAACTATAGATAAAGGTCTTAGCCATGTCACGGGTGCCGTTGGGTACGTCGAGGGCTTTCTTATTCATGTTATGAATATCTGTCTCGTCCTCTTTCTTACCCTCCATGATAGCCTTAGCGTACATGTCAGCGTTGAAGTGTCGCCACATGTAGTCCGCTAAGACACGAAGTTGGATACCGTCAGCATCACAACCAACTAACCAACTACCTTCCGGTGTATCCCAGCATTCACGTAGGTGCTTATCGTACCTGCTCTTGATGACCTCTACTGCGTTCTTAGGCTCACCGTGGAAGGCTGACGGGATGTTAGCCGTGTTAGGTGCGTTGTGTGCGCAACGTCCTGTCCATGCCCCGATGTTGTTGATAGTACCGTGTATCCTCTTGTCGTCGCATACTTGGTTGATCCACTCCACCAGAGAGCTTCTACGACCCTCTAAGGTGAGCCACTGGGCCAGAGCCTTAGCACCACTAGGCGCGGTGTCAGGTAGCGTCTCTAGGTTGTCCTCAGAGACTGTGTAGCCGTACTTAGCTAAGTCTTTCTTCTTAGCGTTGTAGAAGTCTTTGTCCATCTTGGGTACCTTACTGCTGTAAGGATCACCTACCTTAAGTCTAGTGAATTTGAAGTGTGTCTTAGTCTTCTCGAAAGGTGCCCACCCTGCATCCCATAGAACGTCTACGCGATCCCTTGAGGCACCTGGGTTGAAGTATACGAAGTCGTGACAGATAAGCTCATCACCTACCTTCTGTGTGAGTGGATACTTCTCCTTTGCTTTGGTGACAGTGGAGTAGGGCTTACCGTCTGCCTTGAGCTTGTACTTGATAGAATGCACAGGCAGCAACTTAGGCGGGAAGTCTTCTTGGAACTGCAACTCTAGTGCAGCTTTCTGTTCTACTACACCATCCAATAGGTGCTGTGCTAACTCCTTGTTGAAGTGGAACCCGTAGTACTTAGTACGGACTAACTCGATCTGTAGATCATGCTCGGCCCGCATAGACTTAGCCCAGTCAAGATCGTATACAACATCTTTGAAGTGATTGAAGAGAGCCTCAGTAGTATCGAGGTCACCTCGCCAGTACTCAACCATCTCATCGTTGAACTCAGTGAAGTTGTTGTAGTCACCTTTGTGTACTCCAAGACGTACACCCCAGCTCTTTAGGCTATGACCTCCTTTACAGCCAACTGGTGTCGGGATGTTGTAGTCAACGGTACGAGACACGATCAGTGTATCGATAACCTTACGAGGATCAAGAGGAGCGTCTAACCACTTGTTAAGTAATGGAAGGTCATAACATATACCATTATGGAAGATCATCTTATCAAGCGACTGGTGCCACTCAGTCGCAGCTTTACGAGCTACAGGGTCTCTGTCTATGTGCCGGAACTCGAATACCTCTCCTGTGTCTGCCATCTTACCCCCGACTAACCAGCAACGGTCGGGGTGCTCGATAGCATTTGTTTCAATGTCGCAGAATGCAATTCTTGTCATTGGTCCTCCTTAACTCATTACGTTAATCGTCTCATGAACACTTACTGTTGTCATTTATCCAAAGCTCCACTGCTTACAATCCGTATGACCTTATCGTAGTCCCAGTCCTCCAGGGGTTCGTTATCTCTGTTTTCTCGTACAAAGTCCTGTAGAATGAAGAAGATGTGTGCTAGGAATGTTTTAATGGCTCCAAGGTCTTCTTTGTCCAGCTTCTTGGCGTTGTCTGCGAATGTCATTGGTTATCCTTTGCTACCTAATTAGTTTATAATAGTCCAGTGTAAGAAGTTCTAGTTCATCCTCTAACCTTCCGATGTAGGCAGGGGGCTCACCGTCGATAGCGGCTTGGATGATGAACCCTTCTAGGTTGGATATATCGCCCATAAGCTGGTCTAGCCTTAGTTCTTTGTCGTGGTCGTAATCGTCAGTTAAGTCTTCGATATCGTTGAAGATGTCACTGGCATCCTTTACACTGTAAAGCCCGTAGTCGTCATCGTCATAGTGGTTACTCATTGAAGTTCTCCTCCTTCAACACTGTTGTGTCTGCATCGTAGAAGATTGAACCAGCCTTACCTAGTCGGCTGAATGGACGGTTCTTGTCCACGACGAAGTTAGTAGTGTTACGTACGTCCTCGTCTTCGGACTCAACGTCACGTTCC